TTTGTTGGTGGCACTTACAGCGTTGCATAAATAGCGCCGAACCATCGGCCCGACACGAAAGCAGGCACAATGCAATTAACCCTTGAAGTAACAAACAACGAAGGCACCTATTCGGTAAGCACAAACCTATTTACCATTGTGCTATGGGAACGCCGTTTTAAACGCAAAGCGGCCGACATGGCAAACGGTATAGGCGTTGAGGATTTGTTGTTTTTGGCTTGGGAAGCAAGCAAACAATCAAAAATTATTGTGCCGTCCGAATTTGACAAATACTGTCAACAAGTAACCAACATTGAGGTAACCGCACAAGAGGCCCCAAACCCTACCCAAGCGGCACCTACCGCCGGCAATTAGCCGAACTGTTAGTTGCAACAGGGTGGGCGCCGCATTGGTATTCGCAAGTCTTTGACGCGCAAGACTTAGCAACGGTGGCTAAAGTTTTGGGGGATCGAAACAAAAGGTAACCGTATGGCGCAACCAGTTTTACAGGTAAAAGGTATTCAGGAAACCTTGGCGCTATTGCACAAAATAGACCCGTCGTATAGGCGCAAAATTGGCGTACGCATTAAGCGAAGCGGTGAAATAATCCTTAGCGAAGCCCGCAGCATGGTGGCCCATTACGACAACAGCAAAGGTAACGGCGCCCCGCTTTCCGGCATGGCTCGAGGCAACCTAGTGCGTGGCCGTGAGACTTCATGGCGAACCGATCAGGTACAAAAGGGCTACAAAATAAAGGTAGGCGTACGCCCCAGCCGTGAACGGTACGTAGATTTTAACCGTGGCGGTTACACCGAACAGGTGGTTTTTGGTGCGAAGCCTTACCGGCTTATGGTGGTGCAATCAACCGACCCCGCTGGCGTGATCTATGACCATGCCGGGCGAAACGTAAGCAGCTTGTTTGTAGCAAACCTTACAAAAGAGGAAGGCGGGCAACCTCGTGTTATTGACAAGGCGGTTACTAAAAACCGTGACGCCGTGCAACAAGACATACAATCGGTTATAGCCGACGTTGAAAAACGCACAAACACGCAACTAAAGCAGAGGGTTAAATAATGGCAATTAACATACCGATTATTACGTCGTTTGTTAATACGGGTATCCAAGCTGCTGACAAACAACTAAAAAAGTTTGGTACTAGCGCGCAAGCCGTTGCCGGTGCTGTTGGTGGTTTGTCTATTGCATTTGGCACCGTTAAAAGTGTTATCGGGCCAGCGATTACCGCGGCGTCAAACCTGCAAGAAAGCATGTCAAAAGTAAACGTTATTTTTGGCAAGGGCGCGGGTGATGTAGAAAAGTTTGCAGCGAGCGCTGCTCGAAGCATGGGCCAGTCGAAGCAATCGGTTTTGGACGCTGCCGGGGCTTTCGGTACGTTCGGTAAAGCAGCTGGTTTAGTAGGTCAAGACTTAGCGGTATTTAGCAACGACTTTACGGCTCTAGCAACTGACCTTGCGTCGTTTAACAACACAAGCCCCGAGGAAGCCGTACAGGCCATTGGTGCCGCGTTACGTGGCGAAGCCGAACCTTTGCGCCGTTTCGGTGTTTTGCTTAACGACGCAACCTTAAAACAAGAGGCTTTAAACCTTGGCATTTACGACGGCAAGGGCGCGCTTACCGCGCAACAAAAGATTTTGGCAGCACAAGCCGCGATCTATAAACAAACAACCGACGCACAAGGCGACTTTTTACGAACCAGCGACGGACTAGCAAACAGCCAACGTACGTTAAGCGCCGAGTTTGCAAACATACAAGCACAACTAGGGCAAAAGTTGTTGCCGTTAATGGAAGACTTTACGCAATCGTTGTTGTCTATTAGCGATTGGGTGCGCCGTAACCCTAAAGCGTTTAGCATGATTGGCAACGGTTTAGGCGAAATTGCTACCCAAGCCTTTAAAGCAACCAACAGCCTTTACCCATTTTTGTTTAACCTTACGCAACTTGTTGGTAACACCGTTGAGGCCGAAAAGGTAACGGGTGCTTACAACGAAAACTTGAAGCGGTCAACAGCTGCACATATTCGAGGCGTTGACGCTGCACACGAATTCAACAAAAGCCTTAAAGACACCAAAACAGAAACAGGCGGCGCCGCTAAAGCAATTAACGAACTTTACGACGTCATCAGCGACAAACTAACCGACGCGCTTGAGGGTGCAAAAGACCAATTAACAGACGCCCAAGAAGCGTTTACAGACTTTGGGCAATCAGTAGCCGACGGCATAAGCCAAGCGTTTAGTTTTGCCGACGCTAAAGAAGCAGGCGACGAAACAGGCGCCGGGTTTTTAGCAGGGTTGCGCGACCAAGTAGAGGGCGTAAAACAGTACGCAACCAACATAGATTTGTTGTTACAACGTGGGCTTAGCCAACAAGCGTTGCAATCGGTTTTGGACGCTGGCGCCGAGGCTGGCGCGGCGATCTCTACCGAACTGATCGCAGGCGGCCAGGAAGCGATTACAGGCCCGGGCGGTGTAAACGAGTTAGTAGCCACCGTTAAAGGCGTCGCAGACAAGTTAGGGCTTGATACGGCGAGCCGTTTCTACCAAGCTGGTGTAGACCAAGGCAGCGCCCTAGTTGCGGGCTTAGAAAGCGTCCTAGCGAAATACGAAAAGATTTTAGCGAACCCGAAACTAACGACTAAGCGCCTAGAAAACTTGTTAGAGCAAGCACAAACCGACATTGCATTTACGCAGATAACAGCGGGGCAAACAATTGCTACCCCAGCGCCTACGGCCTCGAGCATTGCCAGCGTCAACCAAGCCAAGGCAGCACGCACAAGCGCCGCGCCCGTAACAGTAAACGTCAACGGCGGGCTAGCGACAAGTGCCGAAATTGGCAAGGTAGTGACCAACAGCCTTAAAGCGTATGCACGGCAAACAGGCCCGCTAGAAATACCAACGGTTGGTTACAGGTAATGCCCGGTACAGCAATCGCGCAAGCCGGCAACTATTCCCTACTAATTGATACGGGCTATGACGTCAACAGTTTTACCCTTGACAGCGCAACTAAGGGTTTACTTGGTGGCACGTTTCCATTAGGCCCAGGTAGCGACTTTGCCGACGTCACCGACAGTACAACACAAATAAGCATTAAGCGCGGTAGGCGCGACATTGGCGACCAGTTTGGTGCTGGCACCATGACATTTACAATTAACGACGTAGACGGGATTTTTAACCCGTTTGACGACGAAGGCCCGTTTTACAACACACCCGACGCGTTACCCGGGCTAGCCCCATTGCGCGCCGTCGAATTAATCCGTTACGACGACAACGACAACCCGCAATACTTGTACCGCGGCCGAGTAGTCAACTACAACTACAACTTTGCTTTAGACGGAATAGACACCGTGACCGTGTTTTGTAGCGACAACTTTTATTTGCTTAGCCAAACGTTTATGGACGAATTAAACGTTACGGTTGAAACATCAGGCGAACGTATAGAAACCGTTTTAGACCTACCCGAAGTGAACTACGCGACGGGTGCAGCTCGAAACATTGACCCGGGCACCGTAGACCTAGGCCACAACGCAGCGTTTACCGTTCCTGCTGGCACCAACGTTTTAGGGTATTTGCTACAAATAAACCAAACCGCAGAATTTGGCCGTTTTTTTGTGGCACGTGACGGGGTGTTGACCTTTACGCCACGTGTGGGCACAACCCTTAGCGCCCCGTCGGTGTCATTTGTTGACAACGGCGTAGGCGTACCGTACGACGGTTTAGGTATCACGTTTGAAGCCGACGCCGTAATTAACCGTGTTTACATTGAAAACCTAGACGGACACAACGCAACCGCCGACGATCTCGCCAGCCAAGCAACCTATTTTGTGCAAACCAACAGCATTACAAACAGCCTTTTAGACGACGCCGAAGTCGCCGCCGCAGCAATTTACCTTTTGAACGGCACACCCGAAGCGCGCTACAACAGCGTAGAAACCGTATTTGGTGCCTTAACCGCGACCCAGCGCGACACCGTTGCCGTGGTGGACATTAGCGACACCGTAAGCGTAGAACGCACATTTGTAACGGGCAATACAACAATGACACTTGCCCAGGAATTAGCGGTTGAGGGTGTCGAGCATGAGATTACATTGAATGGGCACCGCATAATGCTATTTACCAGCCCAACAACCATTGTTTACGAATTGCTACTTGACGACCCCGTTTTTGGAATTCTTGACGCGTTAAACGTGTTGGGTTGATCTAGGCTTACGATCATGGGATTAAACGCACAAACTAGCGTGCCGGCATTTACGACCGGGCAGGTCTTGACCGCGCAACAACAAACGGACATAAATACGGGTATTCCCGTTTTTGCAACCACGGTCACACGTGACGCCGCTTTTGGTGGCACAGGCGAAAAGACCCTTGCTGAAGGTCAGTTTGCTTACATTGAAGCGACTAAAACGACACAGTATTACGACGGGGCAGCGTGGCAACCTGTCGGTACAACGCCTGGCATGGTTTTTATTACTGGTGCAGCATTTAGCGCACAATCAAGCGTAGGTATGGCGGCGGGAACTTTTACTAGTACCTACAAAAATTACCAAGTTGAATTAGTTGTAACTTCATGTAGCGCACAGTTGCAAATTTTGCCAAGAGTGAACGCGGCGGGTGTTTCACAAAGCGGCGCTAACTATTTTTGGGGTACTGGCATTATGAATACCGGGGGAGCATTTACGGGCACAGGTGCAGGTTCCTCGACTTCGCCGCAACTTATGGGCACGGACGCCACACGCGGCACAATGGGTAACATCATGGTTTTTGACCCGCTAAACGCGTCGAGTTATACACATGTAACAGCACAAAGCATGGGAAACATTGGCGGGGTTAGTGGTTCAATTTATAGCGGGTATTTTTATAACGCTACCGCTGCACATGACGGCCTCACTTTTGTTACATCAACTGGAAACATGACAGGTTATTACCGCGTTTACGGACTAAGCGAAAGTTAAAACAATGTCTAAATATCAAATACAAATTGGTGACGAAGTACGCGACATGACCGACGAGGAAGTAGCGCAACGTGACAAAGATTTAGCCGAATTTGCTGCGGAAACAAAAGCACGCGCCGAAAAAGCAAAACTAAAAGCCGACACGCTTGCAAAACTTGGGCTTACGGCCGACGAAGTAGCCGCCTTACTGTCGTAATGCGATGGCGTCCGGTTATTGGTTACGTGCTATTTATTGCCGTAGTAGTTTGGGGTTGTAGTGGTTGCACCGTTTCAAAAACTAATATCGAATATCAATGTTTTACAAAGGCCTCTTGTGAATAAAACACCCGAACAACACCACGCCTCACTAATTGTATTTGTAGGGCGCCTTATGGCGTTGTGCTTTACGTTTACCGTCATGGCATTTATATACGGAATTTTATTCGTAGACCAGCCTACGGAACAGGCCCCAACTGACGCGCAACTAATTGACCTTTTAAGCACGTTGCTCGTGTTTTTGACTGGCACCCTTAGCGGCCTTGTGGCGTCTAACGGACTTAAAAGCAAACCCGGCACACCAACCGAGGGTTAAACAATGATTGCTAAAGCCAAACCCGGTGTCGTAGGCGCTCGAGATTACCTAGGCAACAGCGACGGACCAGCACCTGCTAAACGCGCCGGCACCGAGGAGTGGGTAAGACAAGCTGCCAAGTATTCGAGTGGCGCGCTATGGAACAACGGCACCTACGGGCAACGCGACGTTCGTTCAAAGCCCGGCACATTGTCAGTACATGCAACAGGGCGCGCGATGGATTTGTCATATAGGAAAATGGACACTAAAGGCGTAGCAACAGGGCGTAACACGTCTAAACAATTCATTGACAAAGTAGTAGCCCACGCCAATCAATTAGGCGTGCAAATGGTTATTGATTATTGGCCACAACCGTTTGGGCGTGCTTGGCGTTGTGATCGACAGGCATGGAAAGCGTACGAAACCAAAACCGTTAGCGGGGCACCCGGTGGGGATTGGTGGCATATTGAAATTGCACCTGGCATGGCAGATAACCCCGAAGCCGTAAAAGCCGCATTTCAAGCCGTTTTTGAGGTATCCACAACCGCATAACAATCATTGGCTAGGGTTTTTGTACCGACGGAAAGCCCGAAATATGACAGAGCCACAAACCTTTATTTACGAGTGTTACATCACAACCCTAGAAACGGGTCAACAAGTGATGGTTCAACTATTT